CCAGTCTCTGTTGCCCAATAGTTCGGGTCTGAAGCCGTGTCGGTTGTAACAGTGGTTGTTGTGTCTACAACAACCACTGGTGCGATTTGGTCTTTAGTTGTAAAGTCCGAGGAAATAACAACAGAGCCTGCTCTGCTTACTAACCCGAAAATAACCGGCTTTACACCACCTTGCGAGGTTATATTTACTGCGCCATTGTAATAATATGAGCCGCTGTCGTTGTTCTGCTGTCCCACGTTCGGCATCTTCGGTGCGAAGATTAACGTGAGCACACCGCCTACAAGTTGTGCAATACCTGCAGCAATGAGGGCGTTACCAGAACCTGGGGCATAATAGTTCATAACCACGCCCACAACAATGAGTACGATGCCCACAATAATCTGGAAAAACTTCTTAGCGGCCTGAATAACTGGAATAAAGTGAAGCGTTTTCGTGCGAAGTTGAAGTGGCAGTTCCTCCATTGAAAGTGCATCTTCTGCAGCCTCGAGGTCGCCTGTTACAAGGTGCCAGTCGTTAGTGCGGATGTCCTCTTTAAACTTCGGGCCGAACTTGCTCTTCAAGCCATTCATAATCTGCTCGATGGTGTTCCCTGCAAGCGTCACTGTCTCGGCATATTTTTCTGCCATAAACCCGTGAAAAGTGATTGTTACCATATTAGTTGTCATTTTACATCCTTATGTCTAACGACGCGAACTGTTCGCTTTAGCCATCTGTGGCATTGTTCTGTGATGGGCACTTGCCCGTAACCGTGGTGAATAATCTTGCCATCTCCCACATAAACAGCAAGGTGATTAGTTGTTGTAGCAAGTAGAACTCGCATCATCATCACATCACCGTGCTTTAAATCATCAAGAGGAACATCATAGAAACCCCAGTTAGTGTATTCGTCGTCCATAAACGAGTAACCAAGGTCCCAGTCCGCCGAACGTGCTTTATTCGGTAGTCGTATATTTAGATGTTCGTAATACCAGTCCTGAACTAATGAGAGGCAGTCCTGTGCGTTTACAATAAACTCTCTACCTTCAATAGGTGGTCTATGATTGGGATTGCCCCAGAAGATTGGGTCTGAACAGGTCTTGCCATCAGTAGCACAGATTGCCCACTCGATGTTCGTTATGATTTGATTGTGCAGGTCTACTTCAGAAGGTGCTCTTGGGTCCGATGGTGGCTCTTCACGGAAAGTGTGTGAGTGAACGAATACATCAGGCTTTCTAATCAGGAACTCTCCATCAACTTCGATGTCGTTTTCCTTGTCTTCTGAACAGTTTTCTAATGGGTAGAATACACCATACTTAAGGTAACCACACGCCTCTTCGGGCCACTTAGAAATAAAGTATTCCTTGATGCTTTCTGGAAAAGATGTGGTCAACATATACTATGGTGTGCTTATGTCTTGCGGTACAGGCCTGCTCCTGGAAACTCTGTTCTAAGCACTATACCTCTGGGCAGTTTAATGTTCGGTGCATCAAGGATGGATGTGAGTACGAACTCGATTTCTACCTTGTTCAACTTCACCTTCTGTTGTACAATAAACTTCTGAGTGGCGAGGATTTGCGAGCCATCTGGCGAAGAGCCACTGTCGAGGAACTTTTCCATTGTGATGATGCGGGTTATTGGTGCACCGCGGATGTCATCATAGTCCGTTAAGTAGGATTGTAGGAACTTAGAAGCATTAGAGATTTTGATTGATGGGCGTGATGCTTCACCAGTTACTGATTGTGAATAACCAGTAAACTCCATTGGAAGTGGCAAGTAAACTTGGGAACCGAACGAAACATTGCTTGCTCCACCTGGCCCAGTGTGTGGGGTGAAGTAGAGGATGCCCTCGCCGTGAGCAGTTAAGTTCAACTGGTAAAGTGCGACGAAAGCACCAAGCGCCGATTTCTGAAGTTCTGTCTGGATTGTCATAGGTTAATCTCCTTGCATCCATTATTTATAGTCAGATGTCGAACACTTGTCTAAACGGCAATGTTACCGAAAACACCCCATAGGCCCGCATCTTACGGTTAACAGTGCCATTGAGTACCCACTTCTTGGCCGCACTGTCGCCAGGCAAGGTGTAGGTAAAGTAATCAGTCCCTTCAGATGCAGCCATTGCTGCCACAAGGGTAGCATAGTCGGTTGCTGAAAGTCCTGCCCAAGTTAATGAGATGTTGTCGACGACGTTGTTGATGCCGTTTTTCACGCGTTGTTCGTACCCACCGCCATATTGTGCCACATCAACTCTAAACTCCGAGTTGTGCTGGTAATCTTGGCTGATTTGGGATTGTAGTGGCATTGCTGCTGGCATATTGTTACTCCTTAAGCGCGGTTAAGCATACCGCCTGGGCGCATATTGTTAGCAAGGGCCCGCTCTGCTGCAATATAGGCACGATGTTCAAGTTCCTGCACAACTCTCTGCTGGCGTTCTGGGCTGTCTACGCTCTCGATGCTCACTTGGATGTTCTGCACAATAGTGGTGCCACCTCCACCGAGTTTATTGTTAGGGATGATTGTTCCAGCACTGTCAGGAACGAATAGTTCAGGTCCGTTTTCACCTACCATCGAAACCTTGTTAAGTGGGGGTCTACCACCTTCAGCATATGCGCCGCCATTAACCAAGTCTACACTGTTACCAGCACCTGCAGGCAAGTCTAAGCCAGATGATGTATTTCCACCACCAGCGAACATACCAATAACCTTGCCGATTGCCCACACTAACAACTGCTTGATGTAGATTTTCGTGAGGTCAGCGACAATACTCTTCGTAAAGTCGGCCATATTCATCTTACCTGTCATAACGAAGTTAGTTAGCGCATCTGCTGCGCCATCCATCGTCTTAATCGACATTTCCTTAAACTGCGCATAAACATTGCTATTGGTCTCAGCCCACTGCTTCAAGCCATCCATAGCGCCCTGGCGCCAGTCCCTTTCCTTGTTCGCTGCATCTTGGGTAACTTGCTGCACCTTAGATTTAGCAGTCGCAAGTTGCTTGGTTAGTTCAAGTTCCTTTTCAAGGGTGTAGATGTTTTTGTCCTTCAACTCCTGAATAGCCTTCGCAGTGTCAAGTTCAAGTTTACGGATTTCCTGCATCTCTCTAAACCCACGGGCACTCATCTGATTAGCCTTAAACTCATCCATAACTGATGTGGCATAATCATCAACTGCTCTACCAAGATTTTTCGTGGCCTCGTCTACAAGTTTAGTTGCTTTCGCATCATCGATTTTCGCAGCAATGGAACGTGCTTCGTTTTTAGAAACTTCTGGCATCGTCTTGTTCTTCTTTTCAAGCAAGTCCGCTTCTACCTTCTGAACCTCATTAAGGTCCTTAGTAGCAGCAAGTTGCTTGTTAAGGGATGCCACATAATCATTGCCGATTTCAGTCGCTTTCGCAGTGTCGATTTGAACACCAAGGGCAATATTTTCCTTGCCTGTCTTGCTGTTCGCACCGCCTGCAGCAGAATACTTTCTGGTAGAAAGTTCAGCACGAACCTCATCAGCCACTGAAATACCACCCACGCTACGAAGTTGCTTCTGTAGGCTCTCTTGCATACTGTCGAGGCTACCTTGGGCCTTTTCGGCTTCTGCTTTAGCCTTGAGGGCTTTAATAGCCGCGGCAGCGGCGTTTTCTGCACTCTTAGCACGTGCATCATCAGAACGCTTCGTCATACGCTCTGTCTCTTGATTGTACGATTGCTCTAACTTTAAGCGCTCATCAAGCATAGCCTTGAAACGGCGATTTACTTCACCACCATCAGGGTAGGCACCTGTTCCGGCAAGGTATTCCTGGTCAGCATCGGCCTTCGCCTTCGCCATCATCGAGTTGCGTTCCTTTTGTGGGATGCCCTCGATTTGCTCTACTTTCTTTTTGAACTCGAGGTATTCCTTCAGCACATTGTTGAGTGATGTGATTAGTTCGGCAGCCCAAGATTTCATCTTAATAGATGTCTCGTCAGCGAACGACGACATAACTATTTTCAGTTCCTTGTAGGCCATCCCGAGATTAGAAGTGGCGATTTCCTGTCTACCACCAGCATCAACAAGGTCCTTAGTAACAACACCACCGAAGTGTGCCACACGCTTGTTGTAGTCGTCCATACTTTCGCCAGCAGCCTTAAGTGCTGGGATTTGGTCGCGAAAACCTGCACCAAGGATTTGGGAAATACCTGCTGTAGCAGAAGAGGAACGTCCAAGGTCCTCCCATCTCTTAATCAGGGTGGCAGCATCCTTGTCCACTTGTCCCGTCATCTCTGCAGATGTTAAGCCGAGTTTAGCGAAAGCGAGTTCTGTTTTCTTGTTGTCTTCGTCTAACTTGTTCAGTGATTTAGAAAGTTTGTCGTAAACCTTCGTCATACCTTCAACAGAGCCCGAGTTTTCGTCCGCCACCAATGTTAGCGCAGAAAGTCTACCAAGGGAAACACCCATCTTGTCTGCCATCTCTGCCTGGCTGTCCGCATAATCACGCATCTCTGAAGCGACGGCATTGATTGCCGATTTAACAGCAATAAACGCAGCAATAGGTGCGGCCACTGCAAGAGCAGCACCACTCATCCCAGAAGCGAAGCCCTTCAGTGCATTAGAAGCGGGGCCTGCCACTTCACCTGCGAAGTCGGCCACCTTAGATTTAAGCGTCTCTGTCGCTTTGGTTAGTGTAGAAGCACCATCTGCTCCCGCAGATTTC